AGGATTTATCTATATAAACTCCTAGTAAATCGGGTATTCCAGGTGTTCCGTAAGTTTCAATTCTTGTCCAATAAATATTCGGAGTTATGGATTTAACATTCTTCCAAAAAGTGGATTCCCTTCCTCGCTTTGAGGAAAGATTTTTTCTTTTTGTTTCTTTCGTTGACTGTTTCTCTTTTTTCAACAATGCGTACTTCATCTCCTTGGACAACACAGAGTCGGACACCAAGTTCTTTTTGATACGGTTTGAGTTTGATACCTGCCCCACCTGCCGACTTGCCATTTACTTTTCTCGTTCCTTTGGATGTTTTAATATCCAAAAAATGAGTCCTTCCGTTTTGAGGATTGACAACAATGATATCGATCGGACCTTGTTCGCAACAGTTTTTAAAAACGTAATAACCTTCTTCAAGAAATTTGTTGATCGCTTTGTTCTCGCTGATCGTTGCCTTGTATTGTCTCGGATTCATTTTCCTCCAAATCCGTAGGGGTCTGATCAATGATAGAAGTTTTTCTTAGATCTTGCAACATCTTATCCACTTCTTCGAGAGTTAAGTTATCAATTCCTTTACCTGTTTGTTTCTCTTTTTTCTCATAATATCCTGCAGCTTTACCTCTACTAATCTCAGCAGCTAAAGCTGTTTTGAGATCGGGTTTCATATCAAATTCATTGATGTCTTTTGAGGTAGGATTCTCAGCACGAAGACCAAGTTCGTGTAATCTTCTCATATGTGTAGCGGGGGATATTTTATATTTATTCCAAAGGTCTTCCTGTAAGGCTCGAATATAAGCATGAACTTTGGGGAACTCTTTTGGACTCTGTAAACGAGAAGCAATCTGTCTTGCTGTATGCTCTGAGTATCCCGCCATAACCGCACATTCGGTTGCAGTCTTTCTATTTTCTTGAGCAACTAAGTTTTCAGCGAAAGCTATTTGCTTTGCTGTCAGTTCATCTCTCATCTCGGTTAACTCTTTAGTCAACACGATATCGTCCCCTGGTTTTCTAAACTTCATAATTCTCTTATAAGAAGAAATCTAACAAAATCAACAAAAATATAAATTCAGTTCAGATTTGCGAGCCCCCTCAGAAGAGTATGTTATTCTTCTGAAGAATGAGTAGAAGAATGATATTCTTTGCTATTATTATTGATATACTTGAATAATAGCTTGCTGAAGAATGAAAGAGTCATATTTGTAGATTTTCAAAATATTTTTTTATTTTTTGTAGAAATTCCTCTTTATAGAGGTATTCTATTCTTCCGTGGTCCTTGGGCCGTGGGCAGTGATCCTTTCCTGTCCAATACTTTTCCTCCTTTCGATAACATTAGCCCTTGACCACGGGCAATTAATATCTATATTATCCTATATAGAAATGGACATAACAATTAAGGTCAAAGAACGTAATGGCAAGATGTATAGTCAAACATTTGTCGGGGACAAAGAACAAATACTCCCGTTAATGCAAGCATACATCCAAGACAATAAACACCATTACGTCGATATCTTCTTCTCAACCGGGGAAGAATCGAAAGCGTTTACGTATGACGAATTGTTTAATCCCAAATAAACAGAAAGGTAAGAAATGACTTATGAAGAAAAATGTAAATATTGTGAAGGCGACTGTCCTAATGATGAGGAAAATTCATGTGACGGTTATTCAGGAGATATTGATCAACTTTATGCTGATGACAACATGGTGGAGATAGACAAATGGAAAAAGTCTTAGAATTTAAGAAACCGAAAGAGCGAAAAGTCATTAAAGATAATTCGTTCGTGGCGAGATTACCGTATCCTTTAACGATTCATGTCTTAGTGGATATCGTGGAAAGAATGGGTGTGGAACATGAAGGCACCGTTCTCCCAGGGCTAAAGTATATCTCTCGAGAAGTAATGAAGAAAGAAATGGAGGAGTAATGGAAACAATTATTCTCTTATTGCATTTTTGTTTACCGAATGACGGAGAAACACAATGTCTTTTGGTGGAAGAACAAATGAAAAGTCAACAGATGTGCGAACAGAAAGTTGAACAACTCAATCAAGACTTTATGGATTTAGATGTATTCAATGCGTCATGTGAAAGGAGCAGCTATGAATCTTAAAAGAGAAGAACTTGATGGTGTGGTTAAAAACGAAGATATAAAATATACCTACGACCACATAGCCGTTAAATTAATTAGTCAACACGCTTGGGTAAGAGTTCCTCATTGGATCCCAGGAGTCGAGACACATCCAACGGAGGGAATAGTATGGGAACAAAAAAAAATATAAAACCTGTCTATGAATACACGGATAAACGAGCCTCCGTTCGTTATCACTACGAAGAAGACAAAAGAAGAAGAGCAAGAAGGTTAGCCGATAAATTATTAGGTAAAAATTATTTTACGAATATGCAAGCCGTGATGCTCGAAGCAGCTATGGAATTAAATGATCCAAGTAAGAACATTAAAAAAAGCACCTGTTAGTTTTCTTCAAGAAATTGTTGATGCTAACTACAAAGCCTATTTTGTTGATCGAAAGTTCTACAAAGAACATCACCGACAAAATAGTTTAAAAAGATTTCGAAGAGATATCGAAATTCTTGATGCGTATGCAATTACGCATAAAAATAAAAAATTAAAAGAGATAGCCAAACTCTTTAATTTAAGTACAACTTCCATAACAACTAGAGTTTATCTCATGGTAAGTTTATGGGATCAAACAAGAAAGGAAAAATAATGTATAAATATTTAGATATACCTGGGTGGTTTAATATGCACGACGCCTATATGAACTTGGTAAAATACTGTGAAGACGGTGATGATATCGTGGAAATAGGGTGTTTTGCAGGGAGATCAACGAGATTCCTTATGGACTCTTTAGACTATGCGGGAAAACACAAGGTTAAGGTCCATGTGATCGATACTTTTGAGGGTTCGGGTATGGAACACTCCACGGTGAACTTAAACTCCATGTACGACGATTTTATGAGGAATTTAGGGGATTATATTGATCAAGAAAGGGTAATAGTCAATGTCAACAGATCAGATAACCAAAATATTCTTAATTCTTTTGACGATAACAGTGTTTTTGGGGTTATCGTAGACGGGGCTCATACCATGGAAGCCGTTCAAGATGATGTCGAGAACTGGTGGCCGAAGATAAAAGACGGTGGAATCATGGTCGGGGATGATGTAGACTGGGAATCAGTGATGCAAGGTGCATCTAAGGGATTCGCTAAGTTTGGAATTAATACATTTAATATACTCAAAGGTCGAGAAGCATGGTTCGCTCAAGTAAAAAACGATCGAAGCAACGAGATAGCGGACAGTCTAAAATTGATCCCAGGTCACAACTCTATGAAGTTAGGTGGTTAGACGCCTATGAAATGGAATCGGGTTGGTTAGATCTTGAAGACGCACTCAAAATCAAACCACCCGAAGTCCGTTCGGTGGGTTATGTTCTTAAAGAAACGAAAGAATATATCATTTTGGCGGGTGATTTGGGTTCCGATCAAATTGATAAAGACGTTGGTCGGGTGACCGTGATCCCTGGGCAGTGGATCGTTGATAAAAAAATCATCTTGTGAATATCGAAATTCAAGAAACTTCCGCAGCTGTCGCTTGTAAATTAAACGAGATCTGGCACTCTCGATTACCTCAACTTCATCCTAGTAATGTATGGAGATCTAAAAATTACATCTGTTTTTTATTCTTAATCGACGAAGCTGTGGTCGGTGTTGGCATCTGGTCATCTCCGGTGGCTCGGATGTTAAGTAATAAAACATTACTCGAACTACGTCGGCTAGCTCTGAGCAAACATTGTCCTAAGAATACAGCGACGTATGTCTTATCAAAAATGATTAAAGCTATTAAAGAAAAGTTTCCCGAGATAGAAAAAGTAATCTCGTATCAAGATACCGCCGTTCATTTAGGAACAATCTATAAAGCTGCGAATTGGACACAATCTAACCTCAGTTCGGGCGGAGAATGGACAAGACAATCCAGGGCAAGGGGCAAAGTACAAACAGCAGTTCCTAAAGTGCGTTGGGAATTTTCTCTTTAAAAGTCAAGAAATTTATTTTAATTTTCCTGTAGAAATTTTACTTCGAACTTTGATATACTAGAGTTTCCCTCGCAATAAAAAGGTATAAAACAATGAAAAATTATGAATTAGATCACAAAACTCTCCACCAAGGTCAGCTTCGAAATCTTTATATTGCCTCTTTACACAACAAATTATCTAAAATTCAGGGGATTTGTTCCTGTGGCGAAGACTGTGCTTGCAAAAAGAAGAAAGATTAGGACTAGACTAAACTAATCTAGTTGTGGTTGAGCAGCTTTAGGCTCTAATAAAAAAGCCTTTTCTAACATGGAGTCAACCTGAGTCATCAGGTTATCCCACTCGTCCGCTAGATACCCATTCACATTCCCGTCGCTAAAAGTCACTAAGACCTTATCGACTGTATCCTTCAATACCGGATCGTACATTCTCTGTCGTTGGACAGAAAGAACGATCTTATTTTTTATTTCGTTCAACATATCGTTGTCCTTTTTAAGCGGGAGATCGAAACAGGGAAATCCTCCCGCTATCTATATATTTATATAGATTTTTTAGATAAATAAAACAGTAAATGTCAATAGGAATTAAATAGGGAATTAATTCCCAAAATCTATAAACCTGCCGATAGTTTATAGATTTTTGATTGGGGCATAAAAAAAGGGGAAGAACCGAAGTCCTTCCCCTAAGCCTTGCGGAGACTCTTATGTAAAAAAGTACCTAAGTACAGTTAAACTTTAGTAATAATTTATTCCTTGTCAACTATACGGATAGTTCTTCTTTCCACTTCTTTTTTAGCAATTTTAATAATGTTTTTTAGTTCTTCTAAACTTAAATCTTTTAATGCTGCTTCCATTTCTTTCTCCTTTGTTTAAGACCTGGGGGCAAAGGGACCTAACTCCTTTACCCCTCAAGTCCGTTCATGCGAGAGCTAAAATTGTTCTCATCCTTCTAGCTTTGGGAGGTAGACGGTAGAGATGATTACTAATTCTCGCTATCAGTAATCAGGAGAAGGGATATTCTTAGATTAGTTTTTTGCAAGGACCGCTAGATCTAAGATTTTGCAATATACAACCTTTCCGAGCCTTAGCCCTTAAATATTGTTATTACCAATATCCCCTCTCCTCATTACTGAGGATCCTTTTTAAGGATGTTATCGATTTGAGTATTAGTGCTCTTAATCATATTTTGAGCAATCATCAAACCAGATGCTTCTCCTAACTGATAAGCATAATCAAAAACTTCTGCCAACCATTGGTTAATCAAACTTTCTGTTGTCGTAAAGTTTGGTTCCATTTTAGTTTTGTTTTCAATAGCTGCTTCAGCAATCTTCAGCATCTTTTCTTTCTTTTGCATATGTTGTGTTATCATCATACTGCCTTTCTTTTTTCGAATTCTTTGTCAACTAAACTAGAAACAATACCAGAGATCTTTCGATCTTTTCCCGCTAACTTCTTTAGCTTCGTGTGTGTTTCTATTCTTACGATAATTGACTTATACTTGTTAGTGTCCGTCATTTCTTTCTCCTATTATATAAATATATATTAATATGTAGTTTAGTCAAGTCTTTGCACAGAAAAATTTACAGCTTCTTTTAAAGGATCTGTGGATAATCCACAATCTTGATAACCACCAATGATTGTATTTAAGTATCCCTGGAAGGGAGGATAAACTACTTGCTTATCCACCATGCTGTAAAACATAATTCTAATATCTTTATTATCTTTAAACTGCCAATGATATTTCTTGGTGTAAAGGTTTGGATAACCTTCATAAATATCCAATGCTCTTTCACAATCGGGTGTTATTTTAAATAACGCTCCCGTTACAGATTTATCTTTGGAAGGTTGCACATCAGCAACTCCTCTAAAGACTAACTCATGTCCTTCTAAAGTATAGGGTTCAATATACTGAGATTTAGGACATCTCATTTTCATATGTTCATGATTCATATTTGAACCATAAGCAAAGTAATAACTTACTTTGTCTTTTTCTTTTTGCTTTCTATTAGCCATTCTTTTAGTGTTTCTCCTAATGATTGTGAAGCCAGGTCAATTTTATTTCGTAGGCTCGCTACAATATTTTCATCAACTGTGTTCTCACAAATTATATCTATATAGGTCACATTATTCTTTTGACCTATTCTATGTGCTCGGTCTTCTGATTGTATTCTTTTTTCTAAATCATAATTATTAGAAAAATAAACAACCGTATGAGCAGCTGTTAGTGTTAATCCGTAGCCACCTGTTTGTTGGTTAGCTACGAAAAATCTCACAGGATCTTCTGGATCCTGGAATTTTCTGACGATTTCCTGTCGGTCTTGGTCCTTGGTATCTCCAAAGTAAGTCGCAACAGAATCATCACCAAACTTTTTCTTTAAGTTCTTTTCAATATCAAAAATTGAATATCGATAGTTTGCCCAAATAATAACTTTTCCTTCTACCTCTTCTAAGACATTGAGCAGTTCGTCTATACGACTATTCTTCAAAGGTATAGGTTGATCTCGTTCGTTGTCCGTGGGCAGGTAGCCACAAGTAATTTGATGTAATCGAAGCAACATGGTCATGGTATTATTAACCGTGAGTGTTTCCCCCTCGAGCTGCGTAATCGCAAACGTGGCCAAATCATTATAGGCTTTCTCTTGTTCTTTACTAAGTTCAATGTACCTGGGTGAATAAATTTTCGCTGGCAAATCTAAACAATCTTCTTTTAAAACTCGAAAAGAAAAGAACGCTAGCTTCCTGGATAGTTCATCTAAATTTCTAAAACCAACAATGTGAGGAAACGCATGAGTCGATGTATGTCTTTTAACTTCGATTGCATATCTCGCTTTGTAAGCATAGTAAGAACTAAAACCTAAAAGGTCTTCATCTAAGAAAGCACACTGCGAATATAAATCCATAGGATTTTTAGTGACCGGTGATCCTGTTAAAATTCTTCGGTACTTTGCTAGTCTTGCAACCTTCACAATATTTTTTGTACGTCCTGCACTTTGTGTTTTGATTGTGGTGCTTTCATCTACTGCCAATAAACTATTGGTTGAGTTTAAATATCTGGCCAGGAATTCAGCAGCGGGTTTACTGGATAGAGCCTCGACGTTCATTAAGAAAATATCTAAGCCTTCAAAAGTTTCTGATAGCTTATCAATATTCTTTTGATCTTCTTTATTACGAGAACTCGGTGCTACCCAGGTCGTAATCCTAGTAGTAATGTGCTCTGGTAAATGATTAGGAATTTCTAATCGTTCCCAGTTTCGATACACCCCTTTGGGTGCAATCACAACAGCAGCATTAATTTGTCCTTGGTCATAGAGCATTGCAATATTATCAATCAAGACTTTGGATTTACCTGTCCCCATTTCCATGAAGTAAGCAAAATTAGTTTTGTCCCAACTACAACCTAATGCTTGCAGCTGATGATTAAAGGGTTGTGTTTTAAAATTAGGATACATAATTAAATCCTTTCTTATCTTTAAAATGTTCGTATGTATCTCGATCCCATTCAATAATAGAACCGTCAGCGTCAATCAAATAATATCGGTCGTTTACTTCATTCAAAGTAAGAACAAATTTTTCATTAGTTGTTACTTTACCAAATTTTCTTTTCATCTTTTTAATTTCTTGATCAATCCTTTTCGCTGTTTTGTTATAAGTTTTTCTTTGTTCTAATAGTTCGTGAGCCGTGGGCAAGTCAGCGTCGATACTTTCTAATAAATTATCTTCACCTATTAAGTAATCATTTACAAAGTTATAATTAATATAACTATAGTATTGTAATTGATTCTCTGTAAACGGCTGTGTCGGTACTCTTAACATAATAAAAACTTTCTATGTTCTTTATATAATATTATCTATATCGATGTCAAGTTCTTTTGTGCACAAAAAGAAGTCATATGAACATTCGGATCTTTTATATCTTCATAAATATATCGTGCCCCGAGTTGACATTCTTTCATGGAATCAAAAACCATCTTTAAGGGTTGCATCACGCAGGTGCTTTCAATCGGTGCAAAAGGATCGTTAATA